ATGAACATGCGCGAGAAGTTGGAGTTCTACGACCGCTTGACGTGCTGCGCCGAGCTATTGCCCTTGGACACGCGGGTTGCATGGCGGTTGCTCAGCTACGCTAACCATGAGACCGGGTGCGCCTGGCCGGCCGTCGAGACATTGGCGACCGAGGTAAAGGCCAACGAGCGCTCGGTACGCCGTTCGCTCAAGCGCCTGGTCGAGACCGGATGGTTCCAATCGGAAAGCGGGAAAGGGCGCGGAAGGACTAGCCGTTACTGGCCGAATCTAGTCAGGATTGAGGGGCGAACCGAGGAGGATGTCGTTGCCGAGGTGGTGGAAGATAAGCCGGAAAACCGGACACCCGTGTCCGCCAAAGGCGAAAAACCGGACATAGGTGTCCGACCATCCCAGGGCAAAAACAGGACATCTGCGTCCAAAAAACCGGACAAAACCGACCGAAAAACCGGACACCCATGTCCTACGATCCCTTTAAATAACCCTAAGATTAACCCTAACGCCCGCGCGAGGGATGGGGCTTGGCACGGACACGGAATTCCATTGACCAAAGCGGAAGAGGCGGTGGAAGGCATGTGCCGGCTGGCAACCGGAAAGGCGAGACCGGTGACGGTCAAGGCATTGCTCGGCAGGCTGAGTAGCGAGGAGATGGACACTCTCGTCACCGAACAGCTTGCGGGGCGGCTGACCTTCGGCAAGCTGAACTCCGTCTTGGTGGCTGTCCAACATGCCGAACGGCGGGCAGCATGAGCCGCGTCTATGACACCCGGGCTTGGCGTGACCGCATTCGGCCCTCCAAGCTGCGCAGGAACCCGGTGTGTGAGGAGGCTGGATGCGGACGCCCGGCAACCGAGGTCGACCACGCCAACGGCAACCCGAGCGACAACAGCCCCGAGAACCTGCGGGCGTACTGCAAGGCGCACCACAGCGAGAAGACGGCTCGCGAGAACGGCTCGTTCGGCAGGCAACATGCGCAGGGCAGGAGGGCCAGGTACGGCATCCGCGGGTGCTTCAGCGACGGAAGCCCGCGGGACCCGACGCACCCGGCCTACACGGGTCCGCCACCTGGAGAGCGCTGAGGAAATCTCTCAGAGCTGAGGGGTGGCGACCGATGTGGGCTAAAGCGTTGAGTTAGTTCGGGTTCAGGGGGGCATGGCGATGGGAAAACGGGGACCGGGGGCGAAGCCCGTGCTGACGGTGGTGCAGGACATGGCGCCGCTGCCGCTGTTCGCCCCTCAGGGCGGAATGCGGAAGCACCAGCCGCCCGCTTGGGAGGCCGATGGGCTGTCCAGGGCCGAACGGGTCATCGTCTTCCTGGAGAGCCTGAAGATCACCGCTGGCGTTCATGCCGGAGAGCCGTTCCGGGTGCGCCCCTGGCAACGGGAGATCATTGAGGGCGTGTATGCCGTGGGCGCGGACGGCCGCCGGGCGGTGCGGCAAGCCCTGCTCACCATGCCGCGCAAGAACGGAAAGACCGGCCTGGCCGCCGGCCTGGCCCTGTGCCACCTGCTCGGCCCTGAGGCGGAGGCTCGCGGCCAGGTCTACTCGGCCGCCGCCGACCGTGCCCAGGCCAGCATTTTATTTTCCGAGATGGTGGCGATCATCCTGGACGCGCCTGAGCTGGCCGCGCGGGTCAACATCCAGCACTTTGCCAAGCGCATTGAGGACACGGTCACCGGCTCGGTCTACCAGGCGCTCTCAGCCGACGCCAAGACAAAGCATGGATTCTCGGCAAGCTGCATCGTCTATGACGAACTTGCACAGGCCCCGAACCGCGACCTTTACGACGTGCTGACGACGTCAACGGCCGCCCGCGCCGAGCCGTTGACCATCGTCATCAGCACTCAGGCCAGCGACCCGCACCACGTCATGAGCGAGTTGGTGGACTACGGCCGCAAGATCAACGATCAGGTCATCGACGACACCTCGTTCCATGCCAGCATCTTCGCTGCGCCGGAGGATGCCGACCCGTGGGACGAGGCGACCTGGTACGCCTGCAATCCCGCCCTGGGCGACTTCCGCAGCTTGGAGGAAATGCGCTCGTCCGCTGCCCAGGCACAGCGCATCCCCGCCCGCGAGGCCACGTTTCGCGCCTTGTACCTCAATCAGCCGGTCTTGCAGGGCGAGAGCCGTCTGTTCCGACCCGAGGATTGGCGGGAATGCGGCGGAAGCCTCACCGAGGATCATCTGGACGGGCCGTGCTGGGGCGGGCTGGACCTGTCGAGCACCCAAGACTTGACGGCCTTGGTGTTGTTCTGGCCGCATTCCGGCGCCGTCAAGGCATGGTTCTGGACGCCGGCCGGGCGCCTGCAGGAGAAGGCGGAGCGGGACCGGGTGCCGTACCCTTTGTGGGCTGAGCAAGGTCACTTGGAGGCCACGCCGGGCCGGGCGATCGACAAGAGCTATGTCGCGACCCGCTTGGGCGAGCTGGTGGCGCGGCATGATATTCAGGCACTTGCCTTCGATCGCTGGCGGATCGAGGACCTGACCAGCCACCTGGACGAGGAAGGCATCAAGGTAAAGCTGGTGCCGTTCGGGCAGGGCTTCCGCGACATGGGACCGGCAATCGACGCCCTGGAGTCGCTGATGCTGGATGGCCGCTTGCGGCACCCGAACAACCCGGTCCTCACCTGGTGCCTTCACAACGCGGTGGCCACCACGGACCCTGCAGGCAATCGCAAGCTGGACAAGGATAGGGCGATCGAGCGCATTGACGGCGCCGTGGCGCTGGCCATGGCCGTGGGGCTGTACGCCAAAGAGCCTCCCGCCCCCAGTTACGATTTCAGCGACATGGTGATTACGGTGTGAGGCGAACGGCGTTCGCCATCCGGCCCGCCTCTGGGGGCTGTTTCTGACAGTTAGGCAAATCGGAACGAGACAAACCCACTGAAACCCACTGACCCACTGCCATGCCCGCCTACCCCTTGGGCAGGTAGCCTGCCTCGGTCAACCAGGCGCGCAAGATGCGCTCCACCAACGACGACACGGAACGGTCATCGTCCTTCGCCGCTCGTTCGAGCGCTTCCTTGATTTGAGGTTCGACCCTGACCCCCAATGGATTTGTGCGCGCCATGATATCGTCATGCCTACAATTAGGTTGAACATGGAAAACACTGTAGGCAAGATGATAGCGCACTGCAACCAAGTGGCGCGAGCGAGCCGGGTGCGGGAACACCCGACTCGCTCTGACCAACCGAGCTTAAGGGAGCACCGGCATGGCTGACACCATGGTACCGCGCGCGGAGTCGCGCCACAATCACACCCGCCGCGCTTTTATGTCGCTTGTCACTGCAGGTTCCGTTGCCGTAAGCGGCGGAGTCGCGTGCGCAGAAGGCCACATATCACGGAAATCGAGAGAGGAACTAGACCACAAGATCATAAAATTGTGGCAAACGCGGCAAGAGTTAACTGCGGAATACGAAGCAATCGTGGAAGAACGGTCACGTATTTTTGAGGTATTGCCGAAATGGGCGCGCTTCCGGCTACCTTCATTTACGGAAGATGAGGCCGTGGCACTGGGTGGGATTAAGGCATGGGCGCCTTATTCATTGGAGGGCATTCAGAACGCGGACACGTTAAGGTGCATAGCAATAGGAATTGTGGCGGATGATAAAGAGGAAGAGCGTCAAATGCTGTCTATAGATATCGGGCGGCGCACGGAAGCGTGGCTTGCCAGGAGCAACGAACTAATTCATGTCCGCCAAGGAACGCGAATAGATGATATTGAAGACAGAATAGTCGAAATTTACAAAGCATTAACTGAGGTCGAGAAAGCCATTGAGGAGACAGCGGCTCTATCGGCGATTGGGGTTGGTATAAAGTTGCGGCTTTCCTATTATTTTTTGACTGACAATGAATATGATGGCGGGGTCTCTCCGGACGATAACTCATTCGACCTCACCCGCCTGCTTTGGTCGGTTATTCGCGACAACGATGTAATGGCATAGCATGGTCTTTGTGGTGTCCGGGCTGTCCGGGCTGTCCGGGTAAGAATGTCCAGGCACTCGGACAGCCCGGACGCGCGCCGTAACGGCACATGAAATCGCTTTTCCCATTGCTTTTCCGCTCAACCCGAATAGGCTGCTGAAATTCCTATTGCTTATCAAAGAGGGTTGCGATGCCTGGTTTCAAAGCGCGTTCTCCGCTGGCAATGCGGATTGCCAACGTCGACAGACAGAAATTCAACGAAGCCGTATCGGCTGGCCACTACGGGTGCGCGCCGGAAACCAATCGCGGGTCCTCCCGCATCTTCTCCGAGGACGATTTGGTCGGCCTGTATGTCTTCGGCCGCTTGCTCGATATCGGGATGGGCACCCGCGCGGCGGGGAGTTTTGCCTGCAAATTCAAGGAGAAAACCGAGTCTCACCCCGAAGAAGCCAGCATCGTTTTTGTGAAGGGGATGTCAGGCGCCGCGCACTTCTTTCTTGGCAGCGAGTACAATCCGAAGGCGGCAGAAGAAGGGAAAACATATCTTGGGAGTTCTCCAGTTTCTTTCTCGATCAACTTCCACCTTGGAAACATCAGGTCGTTTATTCGTCGCGAACTGGAAGATGAAGGAAAAATTCTCGGCCGCGACGACGATGAATAAAGACGGGTGGTGATTAGCCGTGATCCCTCATTGCCCCCTGATGGAGCTTTACTAATGACCCTTCGCGAACTTCACGAACGCCGCTCCCGCCTGAAGGCGGACATGCAGGCCCTGCACGACACCGCCAAGACGGCCGGCCGCGATATGACCGACGACGAGGCCAAGAAGTTCGGCGAACTGCGCGCCGACTTCGAGCGCATGGAACAGCAGATCGAGCGGCAATCCTTCCTGGATGAGGCGGAACGCCGCACCCAAGGCCAGCCGATCAGCGGCAGCGCGGATGATCGCTTCGACGCGGAATGCCGCTCGTTCTCGCTGGTGCGCGCCATCGCCTCGGGCATCCCTGACCTGGCCGACAAGGTCGATACCGGCCGCGAACGCGAGGTGTCGCAGGAACTGGCGCGCCGCTCGGGCATCGCGCCCAAGGGCATCCTGGTGCCCGTCTCGGTGTTCCGCCAGCGCGTGGAGCAGCGGACGATCAGCACCACCACGCCGGCCGGCGGCCCCGGCTCGGGGCTGATTGCCACCGACCACCTGGGCAACCAGTTCATCGACCGTCTGCGGGCGGCCCTGCGGGTGCGCATGTTGGGCGCTACGGTGGTATCCGGGCTGCGCGGCAACGTCGATATCCCCCGCCTCAAGTCCTCGGCGGTTTCCGGCTGGGTGGCGGAAAACGGGGCACTGAACGCCTCCGACCTGGGCTTCGACAAGGTGAGCCTCACCCCGAAGCACGCCGGCTGCATCACCGAATTCAGCCGCAATATGCTGATGCAGAGTAGCCCCGACATCGAGTCGCTGGTGCGCAATGACTTCGCCCTGGTGCTGGCCGAGGCCGTCGATCGGGTGGCCATCAAGGGCGGCGGCGCCAACGAGCCGACGGGCATCCTCGGCACCGCCGGCATCGGCAGCGTGGCGGATGCCAGCGGCAACGGCGGCGGCCTCGCCTGGGACAAGGTCATTGACCTGATTGGCGAGCTGGACACCTCGAACGTCGAGGGCAGCGCGTTCCTCACCAATGCCAAGGTCCGCAAGGCCGGCCGCAAGAGCCTGAAGGTGGCCAACGACGCCGCCGGCGGCTTCATCTGGAGCGACCCCAACGCCTTGGCCGGCTACCCGGCTGCGGTCACCAACCTGTGCCCCTCGAACCTGACCAAAGGCACCGGCAACAACCTCTCGGCCCTGATCTTCGGCTACTGGCCGGATCTGGTGCTTGGCTACTGGAGCGAGTTCGACCTGCTGGTGAACCCCTATGAAGCCAGCGCCTATGCCAAAGGCAATGTCCAGGTGCGCGGAATGCTGACCATGGATGTTGCGGTGCGGCACGCCGAGTCGTTCGCCGCTTGCCAGGACTTGGCGGCATGATGACGGGGAAGGGCGAACGACGTTCGCCCCCCTCTGCCGAAATCGAACGGCGGGGGGCGGCAGTCGAGCTGCGTCCCGCCGGCCGCCGGCTGGAAGGGTATGCTGCGGTCTTCGACTCGGAGACGCGCATTGCCGACTTCACCGAGGTCATTCGTCCAGGCGCCTTCCGGGGCAGTCTGAGCGGTAGCCGGGATGTATTGGCCCTGATGGACCACGACCCGAGCAAGGTGTTGGCGCGCACCCGCAGCGGCACCCTGCGGCTGTCCGAAGATCCGCGGGGCCTCCATTTCGAGTTGTCGTTGCCCGACACTCAGGCCGGCCGTGACGCACTGACCTTGGCCGAACGCGGCGACCTGGGAGGTATGTCCTTCGGCTTCCTGCCCGCTGCGGGCGGGGAGAATTGGGACGGCCGGCGCCGCGAGCTGCGGGCCGTTGACCTGTTCGAAGTGTCCGTCGTGTCGGCTTGGCCGGCCTATGACGGCACCGTGGTGCAGGCGCGGTCAAGGTTCATTGTGGCCACGCCTCGCCTTGATGCCGCCCGCCGCTTTCTGGAGGCCTGCCGATGACCATCCTTCAGGCCCTGGCACGTCCCTTCCGTGGTATGCTGGAGCGACGAAATTCGCTGTTCGATGCCGCGTACTTCGCCAACCTCGGCGGTATCGTCACCTCGGCAGGAACCGAGGTGAACAGCCGGACGGCGGAGAACCTGTCCACCGTGCTGGCCTGCGTGTCCGCCATCAGCACGGCGATCGGCAGCCTCCCCACCTACGTCTACCGGCGGGTCGGCAAGGGCCGGGAGGAAGATCCCGCCCATCCCCTCGCCCGCTTGATTGCCCAGGGGCCAAACCGGCACCAGACTTGGCCTGACTTCGTTGAATGGCTGATGGCGTCTGTTCTGCTGCGGGGCAACGGCCTGGCCGAGATCCTGTCGGACGGCCGCGGGGCGGTTCTGGAGCTGCGCCCCATCCCCTGGGAGTGGGTGAGCGTCCAGATGCTGCCGAGCGGCCGCCTGGCCTATGACGTGACCGACATGAACCCGCTCTATGGCGGCTCCGGCCGCTCCCGCCGGCTTCTGGAAGGCGAGGTGCTTCACCTGAAGGACCGCAGCGACGATGGCCTGATAGGCCGCTCCCGGCTGTCCCGCGCGGCTGAGGTGGTCGGCACCGCCTTGGCTGGCCAGGAATTTGCCGGCTCGCTCATGCGCAACGGCATCAATCCCAGCGGCGCCATCCTGGTGGAAGGGAGGCTTACGCGCGAACAATCTGAACGGTTGCGCGAGTCGTTTCGTCAGGCATACCAAGGCGCGAATAGGCCGGAAAATTCCTCATTCTTGATCAGGGAGTTAAATGGCAGCAAATCAGCGTCAGCCCGGAAGATGCCGAGGTCCTGGAAAGCCGTAAGTTCACCGTTGAGGAGCTGTGCCGCCTGTTCCAGGTGCCGCCGCCCATCGTCCAAGACCTGAGCCACGGCACCTTCACCAACAGCGCTCAGGCCGGCCTGTGGTTCGTCCAGTTCTGCTTGAGCCACTGGGTGCGCAAGCTGGAAGCCGAGGCCTCCCGCTCGCTGCTGACCAGCTATGGCCGCACCGCGCGCTTCCTGGAATTCGACCTGTCCGGATTCCTGCGGGGCGATCCCGAGTCGCGCTGGCGCTCCCATGAGATCGCCCTGCGGAACAACGTGCTCGACGCCAACGAGGTGCGCGAGATTGAGGGTTGGAACCCCCGGCCGGGCGGCGGAACCGTCGGGACGCCGGGCGATGCGGCGGGGGCGGACTGATGGCAAAGCGCCCCCGCCCCATCATCCTGCCGCGCGTGCTGTCGCGTTCCGAGGTGGCCGGCTATATCGGCCGCTCGGATACGTGGTTCGGCGAGCACCGGGGGGAGTTGGAGGCGCGGGGCTTTCCCAAGCCGCTGCCAATCGTCGGCGGCTATGACAAAGATGCCGTCGACGCCTGGCTTGACCGGATCGGCGGATTGGAGGTGCAATCGGAAGCGTCGTTCGACGACGCATGGTCGAGGGCCGCCCATGGTTGACGTCAAGATCCGATACCTTGTTACCAAGCCGCAGAAGGGTGGCCATACCCTGTATTACTGGCAGCCGAACAAGGCCCTCAAGGATGCCGGATTTCTCACCCGCCGGCTTGCCGAGCGCAGCAATCAGCTATCCGATGCCATTCGGGAGGCCGAGGCCTTGAATGCCGAGGTTGATGCTTGGCGGGCCGGACTCGTAAAGCCAGCCATTCGACATGGCACCCTGCCGTGGCTGATCCGGGTCTACCAGACGGACACGGCCTATACCGCGCTCGCCGCGAAGACGCGGGACAGCTATGACCATTGCCTTCGGGTAATCGAGGCATGGTCACTGCGGGCCGGGCATCCACCCGTCGCATCGCTCCAACGGCGCCACGTCCGCGACTTCTACCGGGCGATGGAGGAGACGCCGGCCAAGGCCAATGCCGTTCTCCGCGTGCTGCGACTCCTGCTAAATTTTGCGCGGGACGAAGGTGTGATCGATGAAAACCCGGCTGCCAAGGCCCGTTTGAAGACGCTCCCCCCGCGTGACGCGGTGTGGAGCGCCGAAGCAATCGCGCGTTTCTGCGAGGAAGCCCGTAGCGCCGGCCGCCCATCGATGGCGCTGGCGGTGCTCTTGGCTGCCAATCTCGGCCAGCGGCAGGGAGATATCCTGCGGCTGGCGTGGTCGGCCTACGATGGCCAGACGGTCACCCTGCGCCAAGGCAAGACGGGCAAGCTGATCGCCGTCCCGGCCACGACTGAGCTTTGCGCCGAACTGGAGGCGACGCCGCGCCGATCCCCGAGCATCGTTGTCAGCGAAACCACCGGCCGGCCCTACCTGGCATACAATTTCCGCCATCTGTTCCGCGAGATTGCGGACCAGGCGGGTATCGGCGAAGATCTATGGTTCCTTGACCTGCGCCGTACTGCGGTGGTGCGCTTGGCCGAGGCCGGATGCGAGATATACGAGATCTCGGCCATCACCGGCCATAGCCTGACGCAGACGGTCAAGATTTTGGAGGTGTACCTTCCGCGCAACGCCGTGATGGCCCGCAACGCCATCACCAAGCTGTCTGAGCACAGGAAGAGAACGAAGTTGGAAGCGTAG